GGGAAACGCCCAATCCTTGTTCTCCAGGCTCCGCCGCAACATGGGAAGTCGGAGATTGTATCGCGCAAGCTGCCCGCCTATTTACTCGGAAGGTTCCCTTCATGGCGCATCGGTGCGGCCAGCTACTCAGACGAACTGGCAAACACAATGGCGCAGGACGTTCGCCGTGGACTGGCCTCTCCTGAGCACCAGCGGCTCTTTCCTGCGCCTGCCGCCAAGGACAGGTACTCAATTAGCCGGATTGGGGAGTTCACGGCCCCAGGCGGTAGAGGCAGCTATCTGTCGGTCGGCGTGGGATCGGGCTTAACGGGACGCCCGCTCGATATTGGCATCATCGACGATCCGACAAAGGATGCCTCTGCCGCGCTCAGCGAGACGGTCAAAGAGGGGCAATGGTCCTGGTATCAAAGCGTCTTCACGACGCGCCTCAGTGAGCAATCTGGGCAGGTCGTTATGGCGACCTCATGGGCGCAAGACGATCTTGTGGGCCGCATCCTGGAGCAATATCGCGGCAATCCGCGGCTGACGCATCTGCGCTTCCCGGCCATCAATTCGCCTGAGGAAACCGGCTATGACCCATTACTGCCAGCCGGGGCGCTCTGCCCCGAACTCCGAACACTAGACTTCCTGCTTGAGCAAAAGGCGCTATCGTCCGATTACTGGTGGGCCGCTCTTTACCAGCAGAATCCGCAACCGCTCGGCGGCAACGTCTTCAAGCATGAGGGTTTGCACTTCTATGCCCCGAAAGATCGCCCGCAAAAGTTCGATAAAGTGATCTGTTCCTGGGACTGCACGTTCAAGGACACCGATGGCACAGACTTTGTTGTGGGGCAAGCATGGGGGAAGCTGGGCGCGAACGCTTACCTGCTTGACCAGATGCGGGCGCGGATGAGCTTTAGCGAGACGGTCAAGAACGTCATTGAACTGCGCCACCGCTGGCCCCAAACAACTGAAATTCTGATTGAAGATAAGGCCAACGGGCCGGCAGTGATCGATGTTCTCAAAGCTCAAGTCCCTGGCCTTATCGCAATCGAGCCGGACGGATCGAAGCTGGCCCGCGCCCATGCGGTGACGTGGGTGTGGGAAGCAGGAAACGTGCTGATTCCCTATGAGCAACTTGTGCCCTGGGTTCGGGGATACATCACCGAGATTACGATGTTCCCGGCGGCGGCGCATGATGACCAGGTAGATGCAATGACGCAGGCGCTCCGGCGGCTATATCCGCTGTTTGGGCAACTGAAAATATCGCAAGCGGCAATCGACAAAGCACTGGGGAGATTATGAGACCACGACGCAGCGAAGAGGAATTGCTGACGGAGCCAGAGCCGGTGATGTACTCAAAGAGTAGACTGGCCTTGGTGGACAGTGTTCGGAGCAGCTTTCCGAACTGGCATGGAGCGCAGCCGTTCGACTATCGGGCCGGATGGACACGGATGGGCGATTTCTTCGCCGAGGGGTACTTTCTCCGTGAAGAGATGCGCGAACTGGTGCATAATCGTTTTGGAGTCAACATCCCATGAAGAAAGCAAGCAGCACGTCGTCAGGCATTCGCGCCGCGATTATCCGGGCAATGGAAGACGCTCCCCGGCCTCACTTCTCCATTCAAGCTCCCCGCATCCCCAAAGGCGTGGTTCCCGAAGGCCAACGGGCGCAAGTGGCAATGGATTCTGCAAGCTACGAGTGCGCGCGGATGGCTTTAGATGCAGGCCCGCAGGAGTTCGGATCGCAGCTTTATGCCTACAGTAATATCGAAGGCTTTCCCGGCTATCCGTACTTGATGCTCTTGGCGTTGCGCTCGGAATATCGTAACATGGCCGGCGCTCTGGCGACGGAACTGACGCGCAAATGGATCACTTTCAACAGCACCGACACAGATGATGAGGGAACCAAGAAGAAGATCACCGAAATAGAGCAGGCGTTCACGCGGCTCGGTGTGCAGCAGATCATTCGCAAGGCCGCAGAGCACGATGCTTTTTACGGAACAGGGCAAATCCTCGTCAACATCAAAGGCGCGGATTTGAAGACGCCGCTTATTCTTGACCCGCGCACTATCAAGAAAGACAGCCTTGAAGGATTCAAGAACGTTGATCCGATCTGGACAACGCCTCTGATGTACAACTCGCTCACGCCCGCCAGCCCGAATTTCTACAAGCCGTCAAGCTGGTGGGTGATGGGCGAGCACTGGGACGCGACGCGGCTGCTTATTGTGATTACGCGCGAGGTGCCGGACATCTTCAAGCCCGCATTCAACTTCTCCGGCCTCAGCCTATCTCAGCTTGCGGAACCTTATGTCAACAATTGGCTGCGTACCCGACAAAGCGTTTCAGACCTCATCAACAATTTTTCCATCGTGATCCTCAAGACGGCAATGGACCAAGTGCTTACCGGCGGCGACGATGGTACAAACCTGTTCGCGCGCATCAAGCTCTTTACGGCCTGCCGGAGCAACAAGGGCGTGATGGCGCTCGATAAGGACCGCGAGGAACTGGAGCAGATCGCAGTTCCGCTAGGCGGTCTGCACGAGCTACAAGCCCAAGCTCAGGAGCAGATGTGTGCGGTCAGCCGTATGCCTGCAACCGTTCTGACCGGCATATCGCCCTCCGGGTTCGGCAACGTCGCCGAGGGCGAGATTCGCATCTGGTACGACTGGGTTCATGCGCAGCAGGAAGCGTTCTACAGGACGCCGATTGAAACCATGCTCAAGATTGTTCAGATTTCGATGTACGGGGAGATCGATCCAGACATCACGTTTGAGTTCAATCCGCTGTACGAAATGACCGAAGAGCAGGAATCGGCAATCCGGGTCAACGATAGCATCCGGGCCGGGAACCTGATCGACCGGGGCGTGATCGATGCACAGGAAGAGCGCGAGCGTCTGGCCCGCGATCCTGAGAGCGGATACCAAGGGATCGACATTGAGCGGGAGATTGCGCCTCCAGACGAAGCAGAGGAGAGCGCGAATCTTGGAAGAGCTACTGATTCGGCGTTGGGGTACGATGCTGATTTCGTAGAGGGCGAGCATCCGCGCGCACCCGATGGAAGGTTTGGAGACAAGCCGGGGGAGCACTCTGCAAAAGAGTCAAAAGGAAAATCTGACCATCTCGTGAGCTATGGCAGCAAACAGCAGTGGCCGGAACATATCAAGTCTCTAAAGTTGCCGCCTGCTTGGACAGATGTCAAGGTTTCAAACGATTCGCAATCTGACTTGCTGGCTATTGGCAAAGATGCAAAGGGAAGACCGCAATACGTGTATTCGCAGAAATTCCAAGACTCGCAATCAGCGAAGAAATTTGCTCGTATTCAGGCTCTCGAAAAGGATCGATCATTGATCGAAAGCCAGTTGCAGGAAAAAGAGCGGTCAAGCAATGCAAATGAGCGTGACCACGCCGATTGTGCGCGACTTATCTTGGAGATGGGTGTGAGACCAGGGAGCGATTCTGATACAAAAGCAAAGGAAAAAGGATACGGAGCAACGACATTAGAAGGGCGTCATGTCGTGGTTGAGGATGGCAAGACGCGCCTTGTCTTTGTTGGCAAAGATGGCGTACATCTTGATTTACCTGTCACCGATAAACGTCTGGCTGCCAACTTGGCAAATCGAGCTAAAGAGGCAGGTGAAACAGGCCGTTTGTTTGGCAAAGTGCGCGATAATACGCTCCTTGATTTCGTGCATCACCTCGACCATGGCAGCTATAAAACAAAAGACTTCCGCACGTATCTTGCGAATGAGATTGCTGCAAAAGAAGTGGAATCTTTGGCGGCTCCAAAAACAGAGAAAGATTACAAGCGTTTAGTGCGCGAAGTTGCTGTAAGGGTTTCGCGCAAACTCGGCAACACTCCAACGATAGCGCTACAAAGCTACATCAACCCCGTAGTCTTCGGAGAATGGAGGAACGCTTATGCTGCCTGATGTGTTTTTTGGCGAAGTGAAAGAATCAAACGATGATTGGCGAGATGAGGATCAGGATATTGGCCCTGATGATGACGAGGAACTCGCAGAAACGCCGCGCGATGTGGTTGCCCTACTCGGCTTCGATCCGCTGGAGGGAGCATGAGTCAACCACCTATTTTGTACCGGGAACCAAGAAAGTTAACACTGCTTGAATTGGTGGACATCCACCTGCTTGTTAAGGCCAGCAATCCCATGTTGTGTCCGCAGCCCAAGGTCGAGCCATGCAAACCGGAAAAGGAGCAGACCGGATGACGGAATGGCGGGAAGTCCTCGATGGCGTTATTGCAGCCGATGATCGCATCAAAGCTGCGCAGAAAGAGCGAGAGCAAATCAACGCCCTTGCAAATCGAATACAGAAAAACATATCTCCTGAAAAGCGGAGGAGAAAAGGGAAACTCATCAAGTTAATCCGTCAATGGCATCATCCGAACATCGGATTTCACTACGACAGATCGCTGATTAGATTTTGCATACTTCAAAGGTGGCTGGAAGATGTTGCAAAAAGCTAAGGCCATCCGCGCGATCTGGCCCAACGCGGCCACGCGCCAGCGTTACCAGCGGCGCATGGTTGCGCTTATCCGCGAGATGGCTGCGAGCGTTGAGTATTGGCTGGAGGCCCAGCGCAAGGCCGAGCCGCCGATCCTGGCCTCGGATGCGTCCCCGGCAAAGCAGATGCAGTTCGAGTTTGAGAAGCTCTCGAAACGCTGGCAGAGCCGTTTCGATGATATGGCTCCGAAGGTGGCCGAATCGTTCCTCAAGAATCAATTCAAGGGTACGGATTCCGCGATGCGGCAGGCATTACGAGACGCGGGCTGGTCCATCGAGTTCAAGTTGACCGCCGCCATGCGGGATGCGTTCCAAGCGAAGTTGGCTGAAAACGTGGGGTTAATCAAGTCGATACCCTCTCAGTATTTGCAAGAGGTTGAGGGGATCGTGATGCGGAACTATGCCGCTGGGCGCGATTTGAAGTCGATGGCGGCGGAGATTCGCGGGCGCTACAAGGTGGCGGCGAATCGCGCCGTGCTGATTGCGCGCGACCAGAGCAACAAGGCGAACGCAGTTGTGCAGGCAGCACGACAGGCGGAACTCGGCATTGTCGAGGGCGTCTGGCTTCATAGTCATGCTGGCAAGACGCCGCGCCCGACGCACGTCGCCATGAATGGCAAGAGGTATCTAATCAGTAAAGGCATGTGGGATTCGGCGGTCAAGAAGTGGATTCTTCCGGGGGAGTTGATCGGTTGCCGTTGCGCGGGGCGGTCTGTGTTGCCCTGGACGCCCGTTGCCCCGCCCGCCACTTCCGCAAGTATGCGCTCTGGCAAATAGGGCAGCGTTGGCGCTTGCCTTTGTTCTTGAAAGAATGCCCTTGGGCGCACACCTTGGAACGAAACGTATTCACATTTACATGATAGGCAATTTGCCTTTCTTTTGCAATCTTCTTATTGCAAACGGCTTTTGATAGTGCAAGCCTCTAACGGAGAAGCTTTATGGAGATCGCGTGCGACTCGGCTCTAAAGAACCGGCGATACGATGCGGACGGACGGCTGCACATTCTGCGGACGCCGATCTCCAAGGCGACAGTAAACCCCTATTACGGCAGAGAGATACCGGACGCCGCGCAACTGGGATTGGAGCCGGAGCGTGTGTATCAAATGCTGCGCGATCCGGGCGAACTGGCAAAGGCGGCGCACTCCTTTGCGCGCAACCAGTTGATGTTTCAACACACGGCAGTCAGCGCGGACGACCCCAAACAGGATTCAATCGCGGGCACCATCGGCTCAGAGGTGGAGTTCTTAGCTCCGTACTTGGTAGCCGACCTGTGCATCTGGGATGCGGAAGCGATAGCCGGCGTGGAAACGGATACCGTTCGGGAACTTTCAGCCTCCTACCGCTACCGGGCCGACATGACGCCGGGAATGTACGAGGGCCAGCGGTACGACGGGGTGATGCGGGACATTCAGGGCAATCATGTTGCGTTGGTTAAATCAGGCCGCGCCGGATCGGATGTGATGGCGGCGGACAGCAGACTGGAGACAAAGATGGAAACGAAATTCGGCAAAGCTCTTTACGCAATCCTCTGTGCTGCCTCTCCCAAGCTGGCGGCGGACGCGGCTCTCAAGCCTCTCGTGATCGGTCTCACGCGCAAGCAGTGCGATCTGCGGGCGCTCGAACCGAAACTGCTCGCAATGGACGCCGAACTGCGCAAGCCTGAGACACTGGCCGCAATGCAGGCGGCGAAGGATGCGGAATCGGAGGAAGAGACCGAGGCCGAAAAGAAGGCCCGCGAAGAGAAGGATGGGAAAGATAAGGCCAAGGACCGCAAGCGCGCCAAGGATATGTCTTTCGAGGACTGGGCCGCCGAGGAAGAGAAGGAGCCTGAGCATAAAGCCAAGGACGCGGAAGAGGATGACGAGGATCGCGCCAAGCGCAAGGAGCACGAGAAGAAGGCCGAGGACGCGCGGAAGATCGCCAGCGACGATTTTGACGGCCTCGTGAGCAAGCTCGAAGGTAAGGGCTACTCGAAGGAGTACGCGACCAAGGTGGCCGGCAAGGTTGCCGCCGAGAAACGGGGCGACTGCGCTTTTGGCGCAAAGGACGCAAAGGCCAAGGATGCCGAGGAAGAGAAGAAGAAGGCAGAGGACAAGATGAAACATGCGATGGATGAGTTCAAGGCCGAACTCCGCGAGGCCGATGAAGCGCGCCGCGCGGTCCGCTCGGTAGTGGGCGACGTACTGGCCCAGGATTCCGCGGAAGGCATTTACGGATTTGCGCTTGACCAGATGAAGGTTGACCACAAAGACGTGAAGGGCGTCCCGGCGCTTCGTGCGCTCTTCAATCTGGCGCAACAGGCATCGAAGCCCGCGCCTCGTGCGGCGTTCGATGCGTCCATCAACGTGGAAGACAAGTTCGCAAACGCGGGCCGTCAAATTCAGGTGATGTGAGGAGAAAATCATGGGAAGCCCTTTAATCGGTAGTTTTCAGACGCGGGTCAACCTCTACAACCCTTTGGGTGTGGCAGGAGACTTCGCAAGCGCCAATCCGAGGGCGTCGGCTCTCACAACTGACGGCGGCGCATTGATCGCCGGACCTAACGGTGTGACCATTGGCAAGTTCGCATGGATCGAAGCCGATGGCCGCACGGTCACCAATCAGGGCCAGTATCCGGCGCTGCCCGATGGCTTCGTACACCGGGATCAGCAGGGATTGCTTACCCAGTACTTGCAGGCAGCCGGAACGCTGATTCCTCCTGGATTTCCGGTCACTTTGATGGTGCAGGGCGAGTTCCTGGCGTACAACGCTGGCCCGTCTACCATTTCGCGCCGGTCATCGATTTACGCATCCTACCTGGACGGCTCGGTCACTACGGCCGCAGGGACGGGCGGTTCGGTTACCGCAACGCTCGGCTCGACCAATACCGCTAGCCTGGGAGCAACTTTCACCGGCGCGGCCTCAACCGCCTCCACTTCGCTGGTCGTGACGGCTGTCACGGGTCTCATCAGCATTGGCGATACGGTGGGCGGCTCTGGCATCACGGACTCTCCGACGATCATTGCGCAGACGGCCGGCACGACCGGCGGGGCTGGTACCTACACCTTGAGCAAGGCGGAAACTTGCACCGGTGGGACGGTTACCTGCTTCGGTTCCACAGTCAAGGTCACCGCTGTATCGACCTACATCAGCATCGGCGATACGATCAGCAAGACGAACTATCCGAGCAGCGCCACCATCGTTGCTCAGGTGAGCGGCACAACTGGCAGCACAGGAGTTTATACGATCAGTGCTCCAGGCACGCAGTATGTCGCTTCCGCAACGGCTGTCTTGACCTACGGATACACGGTTTCTGTAACGGCGGTGGGATCTGGTTCGTTCTCTCCCGGCCAGCCTGTCGTGGATGCCACCAACGCCACTTATGTTGTGGCCAACACGGTCATCGAATCGCAGGTGAGCGGAACGCCTGGACAGACTGGAATTTACACTCTCAGCCTGCCTGCAATCTCTTACTCGGCTGGTGACAATCTGACGACCACCGCCGGAATCCAGCTTACCAACTGGACAGCTATCCCGCCGCAATCGAATACAGCGGTTGCTGTGGGCGACTTGGTACAAATCTCAACGTGGGGTGCATGATGGACCGTCATCTTGAAGCAGTATCGCGGAAGTGGGGCGTTCATTTCATGGGCGTCGATGCCCAATTACAGCGCACAGAGAAAGAGCGCGGCGGTCTGCTGGCGATGGATGCCCAGCCCGAACTTGTCACGCTCTCGAACAGCGGCATACCCGCGTTCCTGTCTACCTACATCGATCCCAAGGTGATTGAAGTTCTCTTGGCTCCGATGAAGGCAACGGAGATTGTCGGAGAGGAAACCAAAAAGGGCGATTGGACACTGGAGACTTCGATGTTCCCCATTGTCGAATCGACCGGCATGGTCTCTTCGTATGGCGACTACTCGGAGACGGGCATCGCCGGAGCGAACGTGAACTGGGTCCAGCGCCAGTCCTACACCTACCAAGTCATTACGCAATGGGGCGAGCGCGAACTCGACAAGATGGGCCTCGCACGCATCGACTGGGCCAACCGCCAGCGCATTGCGTCTGTGCTCACGCTGAACAAGTTCCAAAACAAGTCCTACTTCTTCGGGATCAGCGGATTGGCGAATTACGGCCTGCTCAACGATCCGTCGCTGTCGGCGCCCATTGCTCCAATCTCAGAAGTGAGCGGCCTGGTGACATGGGCTCAAAAGGCGACCGATCCCAATGGGGCGATCTGGGTCTACAACGATATTAAGGCGCTCTACGGCCAGCTCGTGTCGCAGGCGAACGGCCTGGTGGAACTCGACATGGCTTCTCCGCTGACGCTGGCAATGTCGCCGGAGTCGCAGGTATACCTCACGCTGACAAACACCTACAAC